TCATTAACAACCCAAATCTCTCCTGTTCGGTTATAAGGAAATCCATTTAATTCTTTGATTTGTTTGTACTCTTGCCCGATTTTAATATTCATTTCTATATCAACCTCCTATTTTTTACATTACTAATTGATATTTTTCAGCAAATTTTTTAATTATTTCATTTTGTTCTTCTGTCGGTGGATTATTTAATTTCCCTCTTGCTTGAGTTATATGACCATTTTTTACTTCTATTGTTACTAAAGGATGATCTATATCATTTCTGTCCCTAAGAAATAATATAGTAGATAAACCCTTTCTAACTTTATTTACATATGAACCAACACAATGCCCTAATACGTTACCTTCTTTAATTAATTCCTCTGGTTCTTTAGGCGGAAATATTTTATATCCGTTATATGAATATTCATATTTTTTATTTATTTCATATGATTTTTTCCATTCCTCCATCTCGATTTCATTTAATTTTATTCTATAGTTTCTACTAGCAATATCATGTGCTGTTCTTAGATATTTGGGATAACGATCAAATCTTTCATATCCCATTTCCGTTGTCATTCTTATATAATCAGCATATTCACTAATTGCCAAATTAGCGGCAAGTCCTTGAGATACATCACATTCAAAATAAATGTATCTTATGAATTTTTTAATTGGCAAATTATATTGATTGGCAATTTGCAAAGCTGATCTATAGGTGGTTTTTTTATATATAAAAGAAAATTCATTATTGAAAAATTCCATCATTTTGTCAATTCCAAATTCATCTTCTAATGTTTTTATGTAGGCTAGATAATTAATCATTTCATTATCAGCCGTATCGTTATTAATTTTTTGAAGTTTATGAAATGGAATGTTATATTTTTTTACCATTTTCCACTGTGTTTTACTTAATCCTAATATTTCCATTGGATTTTTACCATTAGGATTGATAATTTCTGAATCCTTATTTAATTTTACTCCTGCTTTATGCAACAATTCAAAATAACTATGTTTGGTAATCAATCTATAAAAAAATCTTCCAAACATCTCCGTTCGTTCATTATCCATTGCACCAAACAATTTAAATGCTTCATCATATATTCCTCTATTATTTTTTGTTGACAAAATTTCAAATATTTTATTTCTTTGTTCATAATCTTTTGGAAATATGCTATCCACATTTCTAACACTAAATTTGACATCTTTCAAATTTCTTTTTATCCAGTATTTTTTATGCCTTAAATCATAATACATTTCTGAAACTGTTCCATTTTTACCGGCCAATGGATCTGTTTCGCTTGGTTCATGAATGTAATAAATATGAAATCCATAATCCATCTTTTCTTTAACATACAGAGTACCAACTAATTTATTTGATTTATTATCAAATGATTCATACTTTTCATAATTTGAATTTCTTATTTGTTGCTTAAATTCTTCAATTTTTTCCTTTAACCCTAACATTAATTGATACTCAATCCTTTCATTTTATTTATATGTAATATTTTTATTTTTAAAATTTAACTTTCTTTTTATTTCTATACAAATCCAAAAAAGCCTCTCTTCCCAAATCAGTTGGAGAATGTTTTTCTTCAACCGAAAATACATCATCTTCATCATACATTTCATAAACCAATCTTGTTTTACCAAATTTAGCGGCCTGAACTCTTATATCCTCTCTTGTTTTGTCTTTGTCAAATGCTAATACAATCCTAATTTCATTTCCAAGTGACTTAATAAGATTCACTTGTACAATGCTTATGTCACTACAACCAAGTGCCACGCAATTACGTTTCCCCCATTGGGAACTCAACCAACATGTTTTTTCTCCCTCATAAATGATTACCTCTTTTTCTTGTAAAATATAATACAAAGCTCTATGCCAGTTATAAAGAACAGTCGGATAATATTTAAAGTAGTAATAAAATTTTGGTATATTCTTTTTTTCCCAATCTTTTTCTAACGTTCTCCCTTTAATATTAATTAACTCGCCGCATTCGTTATGTATCGGGAATATTACTCTATTGTACTGAACGTCTAATCCGATCTGAAATTCTAATTGAGTTTTATAATTTACTCCTTGTTCTAAATATAATCTTGAAGGAACCATTACAAAGTAATCCAATATTGATTCGTCAATAATTTCATTTTCATCAGTATATGTAATTTGTTTTCTTCTATATTTCTTTGCTTCTTTTAACCATTTTAAAAGTTCATCTTTTTTTGTTTTTTTATAATGTCCATTCAAATACTCATGATATCCAAGTGTTTCACAAATCCATTTTTTCGAAGCGAACAACTTATTCGTACATTCTGTTTCATCTTTGCATTCAAAGACAATATATCCGACTAAACCGAAAATGTCTATTCCAGATATTCCTCGTGATCTTATTTTTGATGACAGATTTTCATTAAAATATACTTGTACGCTTCTCGGATTATCTGAATTAAATTTATCTGGAAGTTGCGCTTCACATCTTAATTGCTTTTCTTTTATATTTGTGCAACCCATTGCTTCAAGCAATTGAGTTATTTTATTTTCGTTTAAAATTCTTTGCTTAATTTCTTTTAGTTCGTTCATCTTGACCCACTTCTAAAATGCGGTATTAGATGTTCTGCCCATTTTTACATAAGCAACTTCATGAAAAGTATTAAAATCATAATTTACTTCATACAATATTTGCCGATCAACAGGCCCGAAACGATTTTTTGGTAAAAATAAAATTAGATATGTTTTATCTTTATCTAACTCATATTCTTTTTTATACCATTCATCAGTTAATTCATCTTTTTCCCAATTATACGCAAATATTTGATGTTTTCCTCCGGGCATTTCATCAGCATACAATAACCTACCAATCATAACAACCGAAGCGACTTCAACAATCTCAAGCGCTTTGCCAATAACGCTCAAATCAAGATATCTGTACTCTTTCCCAATTTTTAATTGAACAGTTGCCAGCATACCGATGTTATTTGCAGATACTTTAATACAGTCATAAATCTCTTGGGCTGCATTACTAAATGCAAGCCATCTGGCCTCTTCTTTTCCAGATAAATCAGGTTTAAATGTATCGAGTATCGCGTAATTATAACCAAGTGGTTTCATCAGATTTAATCTGCTAATAACATCTTTTACGCGATACTTCTGCATATCATAAAATTTTATTAAATCTTTATTAAATTGATTTAGCCATTCCTTTGATTTTTCAAGTTTATCTAAGGTTTCCTTATCAAAGTTACCTTCAGACAACTTTTCCCTTGTAACATAATCTCTCAGTACACTATTTGCAACTGTAGCCAAAAGCAATCCTTGATTCTTAAATATGTCTTCTTCGTTGGCGAAAAACATTCCTTTTTCGTTATTTTTAATTAAACTCAATACAAATTTCTCAATACATATAGAACTCTTACCTACGCCTGAACTCAATACAAGATATAAGAGTTGCCCTTTTCTCCATCCTTTTATCAACTTATTCAGTCTGGGGGAATTATGTAATTCAAGACCCATTCCCTCCCCTTCATTTAATCTTTCGATAGTTCTGTCTAAATTATCTAAAAAATTATACTCTACTACTTCACCGCAATTTATATGAGAAAATATTTTATTAGTTTTATATTGAAAGAAACTTTGAAGTTGTTTCAGAGTCATTTTAGTTAATTTGCTTATTAATTCTTTATCTTCAACATCAATAATCCCCTCTTCTTGTGCCATCCGTAAACTTTCATATTTTTGAATTTCACTAAAATGATATTCATCATTTTCCTTATCAGAATCGCATTCAACAATCAAGTCCTCTATTAACGAGTAACCACCGTTTTCATTATAATATTCGAACCATGATTTTTTCCCTTCTTCCTTTGGTCTTGAAGTTAAGAATGAATACACAGTAATATCATCAAATGATCGAATACCATTATTATACATTTCTCTTCCTATGTAAAATAGAAAAAACCAGAGTTGCTCTGTAAATGTTGAACTTTTAATGTTATGTAGTTTATATTTTTCATATAATTGCGGTGTTCGCCAAAGATAACCGATAAAAATTGATTCATGAATTTTTGAAGGATCGACAAACTCAGGCAAATATTCGATAGACTTTTTCTTTCTTTTCTTGCTGATAGCAACCACTCCTTACAAGAAGTCTGATATATCTTTATCATCTTTTTTATTTATATTTTGTTTTTTATAATCTAAAGACATATCACCAATAAAAGTTTCTCTTTTCATTTCTTGAACTTTTTGTTCATGCTCCTTTTTCTGTTTAATAATATTGAACGCCTCGTTAATTTTGTTCATCATAATACTTATACAGTAATTAATTGCTTTGACATCTACACTTCCGTTTAGCCTATTTTTTATTGCCCATTTAATATCTTTTTCAGCTAACTGATACGCTAAAAGCATTACTTGATAAGGTACACCTTTTTTATACCTTTGCACTTCTTTTCCATTAATTATTTCAACTCCGTTTCTTAATTTTTGCAATCTGTATATATTACCTCGTGGGAGTATTATGATTCCATGCAGATTTAATATATATCTATATAACTTATCCCATGCTTTAAGTTCTTTTGCTTTAAATTTCTTGTGCTTTAAAAAATCGTTATGGCATTTGCCAGCATGGAAATACATATTGTCTTCATAGATCATCTTTTCTTTGTCATCTAACTGAAGACATGCTCTACATTTTACCCTTCTTCCCAATATTATCTTCCCCTTATTCCAATTCCGTACTTAGAATTTCGGCAAAATCTATCCATTCGTATCCTTCATCAAATTCGATCCTTATCTTTTTGCTATATGGATTAATATTAGTCACAACGCCAGTTACTTTTCGATCTTCAAATTCGCCAAATATTACAACAGAAATAGTCTTTTTAGTGTGAAAAGATTCATTTATTTTTTGAGAAATAAGATCCCATTCGTCCTCACAAAGAATCGGCTTCTGTTTTTTAAGTTGAGAACGGTTATATTCATTGATTGCTTCTCTATGCTCGGGAAGTATCATCCTAGAAGATTCCCACATTCCATTACCAAAAAGTTTTTTACTCATTTTTATACCCTCCAACATAACGAACATTTGTTTGTATAATTAATATATATCAGATATAGTTTGTTATGCAAGAGGAGTTTTTTTAAAAAGTCCAACACACAGTAAAAATTCTTTTTAAAATTAATTTTGCCACTTGTTCATCTAAATCGTCAATTTTTCTTTCAATTTCATTTGTTGATATACTATATTTTAATTCAATAATTATTTTATCTGCCTCTTTAATTTTTTGATATTGATCATCAAAATCGACATTCATTTATATCACCTAATAAAAACATCATTTTATTATACTTTAATGGCAGCATTTAGTGATTAATGCTGCCATTAAAGTATATTGTAAGCAGAGAACGGAGCGCGAAATTTAGTAATATTACCTACAGACAAACGGACGTGCGTAAATCGTAAATGATGTAATTCGTCAAATGTTAACCGTTAATTGTATTACATTCAATAACCAATATTTAACCAATATTTTTATATACATAAAGTGTTCTTTGATACGCTCAAAGATAAGCGTTGCTCACAATTCTCTACTTTTGCTGGTTTCTGACCAGCTTTCAAAAGAGAAATTTTTCTCTTCTCAAAGCTAGACAGAAAAACTGTCTAGCTACAAGATATACCGCTCTGCTCCTTCGAACTCAAACACAATCTTATGATTTGTTGCTTGAATAGTTTGCGATAACAAGCGAGCTTTCCTTTCTAATTTGATTGCTCTCTTGCGGTATTCTTCTACATCGTACAAAGCATACGTAACGGTAACAACAGAATTTCCATTATTTAAAAATCCTCTATTATTGATGTTAGTTTCTTGTTGTTTTCTGTTTCCAAATGACTTTAAAATGTTCACTTCACCTTGTAACTGTTTCGCCAACTCAATTGCTGTATAGATCGAAATCTTCTTTCCGTCCCATTCAATTGTCGGCTTTAAATTTTGTTCATTAATAAGTTGATCAATATCAAGATAGTCTTGTCTTGTTTGAGACAATTCTGCTTCGATAACTTCAATATTGCGCTCTGGTACTTGATATTTTTCTCCTTTTTCAACTGTAATCGTCGAAACCTGATTCCTTTCTTGGATTAATTCTTGAATGCGTTTTGATATTGCGCTTCTAATATCAATTGCTTGAGCTAATGTGATTTCCATATATGTACCTCCATATATTTTATTTTTTAATATCCCAAAAAACCGATCTTATTGAACCCTTTTTACTCTTACGACGTGAAATTCGTTAAAGTTAAATTCATTCTGTTTAACTGGATTTTCATTTATTTTCACAATACGCAAATACTTGATTCCCCAAGTGCCATCTTTATACCATTCCTGAATAGGAATTGGTTGATTGTATTTGATCGAATCCTCAAGAAAATCTTCAGGAACATCATTTAGATTGTGTCCCCAAAAATTCAAATAATAACGATATCCATTTTTATCGGAATCAAGTACAACACATTTCGTTCCATCTTCTAAAGTTAGCCAAGTACCACTTTTGATTTTCATAATTTAAACCTCTTTTATTTTTTATATTTTTTTTGTAATATTTGAGATTTGGTGGAGCCGGAGAATTACGATATCTCGACCGACCGCTTATGAGGCGGATGCTCTTCCTCTGAGCTACGGCTCCACGATTAATTCTTTTTACATCATTGAATATATCATATTTATCGCTTAATGTCAATATTTTGTTTTTTATTTTTTTTTCTGTTTTTTGCCAACCTTTCTGCTACCGCTTTTCTTTGTTCGTCTGTCATTGTTCTTCCTTTACCCGATCTAAAAGAAATCTGATTAAATTTTAGATTGAAATAATAATGCGCTCCATACTGATCTACTTTATTCGGCTCAATTCCAAGTTTACGTAGTTTATTTATAACCTTAGTTTGAAGGGTATATATATTCCATGTATTGGTTTCGTCACAACAATTAATAACCGTTTCTCTTTCTGCTGGAGTATAGCCCATTTCGCATACCTCTTTTTTAATTAATTTAAACAATCATCTTATCACAAATCCCCATTGTGATTAATCTTAATAATGTATGTAACTCTTCCATCATATCTTTGATCTGCTAATAATTTGCCTATGTACATCTTCTGTATACCCTTAGCGCAACAAATATTAACTTCTTTTGTTTCAGGATCTAATAATTTTGTTTTTAAAATTTGTAAAAATTCATTAACTTGTCTTTCTTTTTCATCATATGGTATAGCAGACCAATTTTCATATAAAGTTTTTACCATTTGTTTTTTCACTCCTCCGTTGTTAACATTTTCATCAAAAACTAATGATTTTTTAGGTTTATCCTGACAATTATCTGATTTTTTTAATAATTCCTCCATCTCATTAGCAATTTTTCGTACATTGTTTAAAAATTTTCTTTTGGTATCAATTAATTCGTTTTGTTTTTCAAGAAGATTTTTTGCTTCATTCGCTATTTTGTTCACTGATCGATTCCCTTTAAAACTCCAAATTCTCTTTATCATAAAATTCCTTCTTTTTATTGGTTTTTCTTTTGGTGTTTATCTAATATTGCTTCTAATTCCTTAACTGTACGCTTTTTATAATATTCAATAGTTTCAGAAAGCAAATTTGATTTAAATGGTAATAAATTTTTTTCATGAAGATAATAAATCAATCCCTCTTTATTTAAAACATAATCATGTTTCATTAATAATTTTTTGGTCGATTCCTTCACTGGACAGCAACCTTTCATTAGTAATTTCGATAGCTCTTGAGTTAATATCACAACCAATATACCTTCTATTTAATTCTTTGGCAACTACTAATGTGGTTCCTGAACCACAAAAAAAATCTGCTACTACATCGCCCTCATCCGTTGAGGACAATATAATTCTTCTTAACAACTCTTTAGGCTTTTGTGTGTCATAATTAACAGATTCATAATTTTTTCCATGTGAAAGATTTGGTATATCGTTCCATATTGAACCTATCGCTAATTTAAATTCATCCAAGTAATATTTTTTATACTCCTTACCAGAAGAAGTTTTATGTATTAATCCATTTTCTTTCATTCTTTTGATTGATTCCAAAGAATAATCTCCTAAAGTAACAATTTTATATTTTCTCCCAGTTGGTTCACTATATCTAAATTCTTTAAGTTGAGTATAAGTCAATTCATCACCTGATTTATATTGCTGATAAAATTTATTATTTTTGCTTTTTGAATAAAAAAGAATATTGTCAAACTCCCTCGGCCATTGTTTAGATGTTTTTTTAGCACCTTTGCCAACGGCATCTCTTTGCCATATAATCTCATTTCTATAATTATCTTCGCCAAAAATTTTATCTAACTCGACTTTCAAATAGTGAGACAGACGATAATCCATATGTAAGTATAGAGATCCTGTTGTTTTTAGAAGTCTATGCATATGTATCAAACGTGGAATATACCAATCAATAGCATCTTTTGTTGTTCCAAGTTTATCATTATAATCTTTAAATTTTCTTCCTGTATTATATAAAATATCACAATAAATAAGGTCAATACTCTCACTCGGTAGACTCTTCATTAATTCTAAATTATCCATGCAATATATTTTATTTATTTCTATATTTATCACCTCATTTTTCCAATAAAATTCCTATTTTATTGGATAATCCTCATTAATACTTTCCAATCTTAAATTTGCAATTTGTATATACTCAGGAGAAATTTCAAAACCTATGTATTTTCTTTTATTAATTTGTGCCATCTTAGCTGTTGTTCCACTACCCATGAATGGATCTAAAACAATATCACCTTCATTTGACCATGATAAGATATGGTCTTCAGCAAGTTTTTCAGGAAATATCGCAGGATGTTGAAAAGCGATTTTATCTTTTGTTGCTTGATTAAATCCAACAGAATAACTCCATACATTTGTTTTATATTTTTTTGTATTTCTACCTCTCTCAGTAGAAAAAGTTTTAATTTCGCCATTGGGCATTCTTTGTGCGGATTTTTTACCATGAGAATTAAGTTTTGCATCAACTTTAATTACATTAAATGTCTTGGGTTTCCCCTTGCTAAAAACAAACATATATTCAAAACATGGCTGATACCGATTATGTTCCAATGGAGTTGGGTTTTCTTTAAGATAGATCATTGTATCATGCAAATTAAACCCGCAAACATCCTTAAAATACAATGCTTGACGAAAACTTGTTCCGGTCTCACTCCCATTAATTGTCGCATCTGCTACAATCCAAACGACAACACCTCCGAGCTTCGTAACTCGATACAATTCCTTAGCAATCTCCTCAAATTTAAATGTATAACCGTTATAAGTACGTAAATTGTCGTAAGGTGGAGATGTTACAGTTAAATCAATACTTTTATCTGGCAATAATTTCATTCCCTCTAGACAATCCATTTGATAAATACGATTTATTTCAAGACTTCCAAGTAATTCTTTACTCAATAAACTACCCTCCATAATTCAATAAAATTACAATTTTATTTGCGCTATATTTAATTTATTTTCTAAATCTTCAATTTCTTTTTCATATTTTTCTTTAATCTCAGCAATAATATCCATTTCATGCAAACTAAATCTATCATTATCATCCATAAAATCAAGCACCTTTTTTAAAGTATGAACTATTTCTCTTAAATCATTTAATTTATCAATACATTCAAGTACAGTCAATTAATTTCTTCTTCCTTGTACCATCTATATCCATATTTTTCATAGCCTATATGCAACAACTTATAATATTTATCTCTCCATTCATTTCTTTCCTTCTCAAGTTTTTTCAATCGTGATTTAAATCTATCTATTATTTTAGGATCATTACTTTTGTACAATTTTTCTGCTTCCCTAGAAAGTGAACGAATCATTGAATTTTTTAACACTTGTTCATCGATAATTAAATTTTGCTTTTTAGCCTTCTTTAAAGAATAGTTACCATCTGCAATTACTCCTATGTTCTCTGGAATATCATTTTTTACTTCTTCATAGAGTTCTTTTGGCATTACAAAGTAATTGTAATGACCGATAAACGTTTTTTTAGATTTGCTGTAAAAGTCGTCTTTGGTTGCCTTTATTTCATAACATCTCCATATTCCTTTTGTATCATATGTAATATAGTCTATTCGTTCATCGCCAAACCAACCTATAGTAACTTCGAAACATCCGAATACGCCTAGTTTACTTGTGTATGTATATATTTTTCTTTCTAAATCTAGTGTCAATTGTGATTTTGAAATATTTCATCATCCCCACATTTTTTATCTTTTTTGTTTTTATTATATAAACGATTAAAAATTACCCTAATTTCTTCGTCATGATTAATCCAATCGTTAAAAGATTCTTTAATTTCATTAGGTTTTAACGATTTTATTTCACATCTTTCAATTTCATCTATTCACTCAAACAATGAAGTGGGTACAGATGCAATTCCAAATTTATATCCTTTTTCTAATGTTTTTACTTCCGACAATTCTTTTAATATTTCATAAAAATATTTATTGTGCTCCGATTCTTCAAAATACAACTAATTTCACCTCTCTAAAAAACATAATTTTAGCAATTCTGTTTTTTACCATTTCAAATTCATACAATCATCATTTCTTATCTGGAAGAACGAACTCGTAATGTCCGCCACGTCTTGAACATTCCCAACATCTTGACCAAAATAGGAAATTTTTCTTCAATGCCGAAATAATATCTTCATTACCACTCCAACCGCCAGTTGATAGGTAAAATTTATTCCCTTCTTGCGTCCATCCCCAATCATCAAGATACCATCGTTCTCTAACATATTGCATGAGTCCGTAAAAATCATCATATGACCAATTAGTTATAGTTTCTAGTTCTTCGTCGGTTGGATACATGTCAGCCTCCATTAAAATTCAAGTTTTATCGGATTTTCCAAACCAATCACATTCATATTCTTGCTTAAAATTAATAGTATTATCTTTCAAATTATATCTATCAAATATCCATTTATTTTCTTTCATAACTTCTTGTATTCCAATATGTTCGTCGAATCCGTAAGTCCAATGTTTGTTTTGTTTATTTCGTAAATAATCAATAAACCATTCTAGTACAATTGTTCTTCCTGATTTTCTTGGGACAAAAAATGTTTTACCTTCGATTATGTATTGGAGCATTTTCTTTTGGTATTCATATAGTTTTACATTGTTTTTCTTCTCAATAAAATTTACAACTTCATCTAAATTGTACATTGTTCACCATCCTATAAAATACAGTTTTTATTGTATTACTATTTTGCTCAGTCTCGAATTCAATTCATTTGCCTCTTGATTAAACTTAAGTTTTAACTTCTCCATTATCTTCTTTTCAAATTCATACCCTTCTTTTTCCAAACAATATTCCAATTTTTCAACATGCCATAATACGTCTTCAATTTCTTTTATTCGATCTATTGCCTGTAGCGCATTCACAGAAAAACTCACCTTCTTGTGAAATAAGATTTTTATTGCACTTTAAACCCTTGTGATTGTAAAAATTCCCTAAAAGCATCTACTACTGTAATAAAAATCACCATTCTTTTGTTAAAAACACTTGCTTCACATATTTCCCCTCCTTCTTGTTGATAAAAATGAAATTTTATTTGATTTTCTCTTTTGCATATTCATACAAATCATCTAGTTTATGTCTAATATTTTGAATTTTACTCATCATTTTTTCAATTCTTTTTGATTGTAATTTATCATTTAATTCTTGTAGTTCTTCATATAAGTCCCATAATTCTTCATCGACAGCAAATGTTTTATTTAATAAAGGATTTTCTTCTATTTTAATCGCCCTCCTAATCAAATTTCCATTTTATCGTTCTACCCATCCAAACTTTAACCATGTCCACGGTTTAAGAATTGAACCTTTAAACGCATATTTGGCAGTCACTTTTCTGAAATTATTTTTACCTCCACATTTAGGACACACTGGATAAAAAAAACTACTGCTAAATTTATACTCACAAATTATTTCATCACAATGATTACATTTAGCCATTTCATACCACATTATAAACATCACTCCGATAAAAGTCGAATATCATTGTATATTTTTGCTTTCTTTTAATCTCTTAATTAATTCAGGAACAATAACATGAATTAATGCTTCATCATATGTTGTGGCAGGATAACGATACTTTCCACATTGATCAATATAATACATTGCTCTATTAATCAATAAATCATCGTCCATTTTACTAAAAAACAAATCTAAAGCATATGAATTCATTCTTAAATCTTTATATGTATTCCAATCTACACTTCTATCTTCAAATTCAGTTACATGTTTTTCTGTGCCATCTGGCATTGTTACATACTGTTTTTCGTATTGTTCTTGTTTATGTTTTTCATACCATTCTTTAAGCCGTGTATTCATTATAGTTAGCTTCCTTCCTATAAAAATTCAATTTTATCTGACTAAATTGTACCTAATGATACAACATCGATATTACGATTCCCAAGTTCATAATAAAGTTTCGCTAACATATCTTTCTTATATGCAAAACCTTCATCTAAAACAACTTTTAGCACTTTTTTACCTGCAATTTGTGTAAATAAATCCATGTTCCCACAAATAATTCGATTATGCAGTTCTTTTGGGTAATAATTCTTTTGGGAATAAAATGGAATTATGCAGAACAAATCAGCATCATTACGCATCATTTCAATAACTTTTGTAGTTTTTCCTAATCCTCTAGGCAAGTTATAAGTTTCAATCATTTTTCATCTCTCCTTTTAAACTCATAAATAATAATTTACTTTCTAAATAAATTCTTTGCGAATTATTTAATTAACCATTAAAAATTCGATCTAGCCACTCCAATGCTTCCGTTAATTCGTTATTAGAGATATCGTTAAGAACAGCAATTCCATTCAGACAAATACCTTGTTCAATTAAACCGCCACCATAATATTCGTCTTCAATTTGAATATCAAAAACAATATTTTCATTATATGCTATCGCATAATTAACACTTCCACCATAAGGAATACTCATTTTTCTTTCAGGTTTACAATTACGGTTTAATTCATAGAGAATACTTTCTGCGCTATCTAAATCTACATAAGTAAAATCATATTTATTTACAATTGTTCTAATTTCTTTTTGACGATCATTTTCTTCTACATCAGAAAACTTAAAAGGAATCGATACGTATTTTTGTTGCTTTTGAAGTTCTTTAAAATATTTATATGTATTTACGTCTAATTTTTTAGGATACATTTTTATCTCCTTTCACATGATAAAAATCTGATTTTATTTGTTCCTTAACTTGCTTCTTTATTATGTATCCGATCTAATCTTTCTTTTGTTATTTCGCAATATTTAAGTTCTTTTTCAATACAAATCCAGCGCCTATTTAAATTTTCTGCTGCTACTGCTGTTGTTCCTGATCCAGATACATTATCCAAAACAATTTCATTTTCATTTGTATAAGTTTTAATAAAATACTCAAAAAGCGCCACAGGCTTCTGTGTAGGATGTAATCCTACTTCACAATTAAATTTTTGCCAAGATGAAGGAACTCTAAGTTCAGATAATTTATTTTCTTTTATTGTTCCAAACTTGTTATAATTTTCAGAATGTGTTTCAAATTTTACATTATATTTAACTCTTTCACTACCACTACCTGTTCTCTCTTGCATTTGTTTGTTATAAGTCCATTTCCCTCGGCTAAATATCAATACAGATTCATGCTCTTTCATTGGTTCTCTAACAGTATTTGCAAAATTACTTCCTCTATTTTTAATCCAAATCCATTCATGTTTAAACATATCCAAATTACTCATTACAAGTTTTGATGTGAATGGTTGGCTTGCAGTTAAAGCAACGACACCATTTTGTTTTAGTATTCTTTTATATTCTTTCCATAATAAATTTAAATCAATTACACTATCCCATTTATTACGAGTTGTACCGTATGGCAAATCAGCCAAAATCATATCTATTGAATCGTCCGGAATTTTATCCATCCATTCAAATGTATCTCCATGTAGTAAAAACCCTTTTTTCGTTTTATAATACGATAGTTTATACAATTCACTTAACGTCAAATTTTTATCGTCCTCCTTTATCCAATAAAAACATTGTTTTATAGGCTTTTTTCAAAAAATGTCTTAATATCAATTTTTGATACCAATACAACTTTATACCGCTATTTTTCTCAATCGTATCAAAGAGTTTTTCAGGATCATTTCGTATTTCCTTAATTTTTTCAGCAAATTACTGTTCATTCAATAATAATCACCAACTTCTAATAAAACTCTTATTTTATTGTAAGTTTTAGTTTAATATCTTTTGATCTTCTAACTCATTATATGTAGATTCAATACGTAGATTTGCAATTTCTATGTATTTTGATTCAGTTTCAAATCCAATAAACTTTCTATTACACTTCAAGGCTGCTACTGCTGTTGTACCTGAACCAATACAATTATCCAATACTATCATATTTTCATTGGTGTATGTTTTAATTAGCCATTCAAAGAGAGCTACAGGTTTTTGTGTTGGATGTACTCTGTTTAATGGGTTGCATTCAGCCATTTTCGATGAGTATTTTAAAATACTCGTTGGATAACGCTTCTTTGGGTCATAACCATCCTCACTTTTTGCAACACCTCCAGCAACGGGTATTGCTTCGCTTTGAGATGTTCCTTTATTGATGGGTCTGATATTTTTAGGATCTGCATCAGTCATTTGTGGATTATAAACTGGAGCATTTTTATAAAAAATTAATATATTTTCATGTTGCGGTAAAGGTCTTTTCTTAGCTAAAACAAAAGCTCCACCAATCATCTTGTCCCACACCAATTCATACTTGAAATACTTGAGATTTGCATTAATCAACTGACTTGCAAATGGTTGTGTTGCAGTTAATGCAATTACGCCATTATCTTTAATAATTCGATTATATTGATTCCATAATGGTTCCATTGGAATTACACTATCCCATGAACATTTAGTTGTTCCATAAGGCAAATCACATAATATCATGTCAATACTTTTATCTGGTATCAGTTTCATACCCTCTAGACAGTCCATTTGATAAATCCTATTCAACTCTAAACTTCCAAGCAATTCTTTTCTCAATTAACCATCTCCTTCATCCCATAAAAACAATGT